TTTTAGTCTTCTTAGAGCTTTCTCTATAGGCTCACCATCCCTAACGTGTACCATAAGGCCTTCTTCTCTAGGTCTGGGTTTTCTATCAAAGTTTCTCATACGTGATATATTTTCTCCTCTATTAGTTTATGACACTCATCTGTGTCGTATATGACTCTATTATTAACACGTGAAAGCATACCTAGCTCTCCCATATAATATGCTTTATCATGAGCGGCAAAATAACCAACTAGTGATTTGTCCTCATTATTAGCATTAAAAATAATTAAGTCACATTTTTGTTTTTTGTCTAAAAGCCATTCTTGACTTTCACCATTGCTCCAAACATAAAGTACAGTGGTTGGCATAGTTTTAAACCTCTGTAGTGCTTGGCTTACAATTTCTTTTTGAGTTTCGTCGAGTCCGACGCAGATAATTTTTTTAGAGTCGTAAGTAACATCGTCAGGTGCGGTTACAAGATATACTTTATTCATCCAGCGGCCGTTTTACTCTGTTCCATAGAGTACCTTCCGTTTGCTCCTCATTTTGTGTGTATGATTTTTTGACTTGGTCAAAGCCTTCTTTATCATAGAATTCATTTACTTTGATTGTTTTTTTAACTTCTTCTGCTTCGTTAGCAAAGTACATTGGGTTTCTAGTTTTAACCCAAGATTTTTTATCAATTTCTTCTTGTAGTTCTGGTATAATTTTAAATTTTTCTTCTGCTTCTTTTTCTGCTTCAGCATTAGCGGCATCAACCCAGTCATTCCATTTATCTAAATCTGATACCATTGACTCAGTTGGCTTTTCAAAGTCCGGCGGAATATTGTCGTTAATTTTCTTTGCTCTATCAAACTCGTCATTTAGTCGATGTGCCTCTTGCCACTCTTCTTCAGTAAAAGGTGGTTCTGGATCATCTTGTGGTTCTGGATCTGGATCTGGATCAGATGGCGGTAAAGGGTTGCCTTTGTCCTGTCGATTCCAATTAAATGTGTATTGACTAGCAATTAGTAATAAAACTGCTAGTGGATCAAACACAAATATAATAACAATAATGACCCAACGAACTGCTTCTTCAAGTAAATTATTGTCTGCTTGTTCGCCGTAGATAAACTCTGCAATGTATTTGATTGGTCCTACTTCTGCTTCAAGTTTACGATATTCTTTTTCGTAGCCAAACTTTTCTTCACGGACATCATCAATTGTTTTTTGTTCTTTTTCAATGAATCCTTCAAGTTCTGTAATGCGACCTTCAATGTCTACTGTTTTGTTATTTGCTTGATTACGTAGGTCTTGTATACGATCATTAAATGCTTTAATGTCGCCTGCGTATTTTGTATCAATCTTTGCTAGGTCTTCGTCAAGTTTATTGTTAATAGCAAGAATTTCTTTTTGTGCTCTACTTGCTACACTTAGTTCGTTTGCTTTTGCTTTAGATACTGCTTCTTCATATTGTTTAGATCCACCTAGTGAACCTTCAAACTTTTTCTCAGCCGCGGCTATTTCAGCATCACGTCTTTCTTGTGCTTGTGTAATACGTAACTGTTGTTGTTCTATTTCGAACTTAGCATCTGCCCTTACAGCATCTTTTTCGTCTTTAATACGGGCATATATTTTGTCTAAACCTTCTTGCTCTTTCTCAATCAAACTGTCAACACGGACATCTTCACCCTTCATCAGTCGATCAAGCTCTCCTCGCCAACGTTCTATCTTAGCCTGAGCTCTAGTTTCTTTGTCGTCTAGTGTTTCAATAAGAGCAACCTGCTCTTGTGATAGTGATGTTTGCTCAATGTGTGCTTTTGATAAGAAACCAAAGATACCCATTGATGTAATAAACATTAGTACAAGAACTGCTGTACTTAGATAAGTCTTTAACCACCAAGTAGCACGACTCCAATATCTATGAAGCCAAACTGCTGTTACAAGTTTTCCAATTTCAAGTGCTACACCCATTACAATAATGGGAATAACTGCGGCCGCAAAGATCGCGGCAAGACCTGCTACACTATAATAGATAGCAATAGCAGAAATAGTTAATGCTGATAATAAAGTTATAATTCCTAACGCCATGTTTATATTTATCGCCTTACGTAGTCTTGTTCCCAACGTCCAGTGCTGTTAACGTAGCAATATTTGTGTACATCGGATTTTTGCTTTTTAAAAGCATTAATTTCTATGTACATAGTTCTACAATAACCTCTTGAATTTGAATCAGTATGTAGTATTCTAGTCAAGCCCCACGCTTTATTTTTACTCCAATGAACTGCTTCACCGTTATCAGCATACAATATAGCCTGTTGTAGTGACGATAGATAACTGTTCATCTGTGCTTCGTCTAATTTTTCAAACCAACCAAAAGCAACAGTTTTAGTTCTCGAAAAAAGATTTTCAGCGTTTACACTAGTTGTGAATATCGTCGTCGACAATAACAAAATCGTTGTTAGGTAGCCTACAACGCAAGCCAATCTTCGATACATACTTTCCTCCTAGCATAAATTTGTTTCTATAGTATTCGCAATCCTTTGCCATACCTGTTTTTTTCATAACAAGTTTATCAACCATGTCGTCGGAACAGTCTAGTTTTGTTTCACTGTTAACTGTTTCACCATTACGAATTGTTATATCTTGTTTTGTATAACAGTATTGGTTGTGCGATGCGTCAGAATATAGTACTGATTCGGTTTTCGCGGCACAGCCTGAAAGTACCGCGATTCCGATTATAGGTAGCAGTACACGAAGCATATTACTGCCCCTTGTTTTCTACCAAGAGTTGATCAAATACTTCCTTAGGCATCTTTAATTTAACAAAAGTATATTGCTGTCCAGCATATACAAATGTTGAACGTTCTTCTTCTAGATGCTGAGTGATTCTTGTATCAGTTACGGTATAACTAATCTGTGTAGAAGTATTTTTCACATCGTTTTTGATGTCGATGTTTGTTTCCGAATTAACTTTGCCGTTAATACGTTTCGCAAAGTTGTTCATTGCGATCGCATACATCTGTTCTTCAGCGGCTTGCTGATATCGAGACTCACCAGCGCCACATGCGTATGCGTATTCTTTTTCCCACCAGAACCAACCTTCGGTTCCTGCTTGAGCGCAGTCAGCATACCATTTAGGTTGTGCGTAACTATCTCGCTCTGCTATTGTTGTCATTGAACTACAAGCACCAAGTGTTAGTAGTGTTGCCGCCAATGTTACTGCCTTAAACGTGCCTTTCATATTCATACCTCTTTCTGTGTGTATGTGTTAATGTAAGTTAATAATACTATAGAGTATACTAATTGTCAACCTATTTTGGTAAACTTCTATAGAAAATATGTTCACCAATTCGTCCAATTTCAATCATTGATTTATTCCAATGTGGATCTACATAGGTAGCATGATAGTGTGTAGCACCTTCTGATATTCCACGAAATAAGTTGTTGTGAACAAGATGATAAGCGATTTCTTGTGCTTTTCTCCAAGCCAATGGCTGTCGTGGCTCATCGCTTTTACCGTCACACCACCAACTAAATTGACAACGATTTCGAACAGGGTTGAATTTTCGTTCACTATCGGATAAATTTGGATCTTGTCTAGTTTTCCAACTTTCTCTAATAGGACCTTCCTTTACAACTTCACAAATGGTATTTGGATATCTGGCATCGGTTACCCTATTAAGCACAACATCAGCAACGGCCGCTTGACCAGCCATGTTATCCGATCTGCTTTCATGGTAGATATTCAAAGCCAAACAGTAAAGTTCTGGCTCTGATTCTTTTGTGTACAATTCAGGAATGTTATTAGTTTCTTTTCCATTTATAAGATACGTAATCTTTCCGTTATTGTCTTTCAGTGCTATTGTCTCACCAACACTAATGTCAGCAAAACATAGGGTGGTAGTTAATACTACCAAAAACATAGATATGTTTAGTCTCATCAAAATCCTCATACTTTATTTAAAGTTAATAAAAGCATTAGAAATAACGTACTTTAACTATTTCTAAGTTATTATTGTATAATAAATTAAAGGATGTGTCAACCCCTAAGTTAGGGTAAATTGGTGAGAATTTTTATAAGGAATATCTTTAATTGTTTGGCCAGATTCTGTAATTGTAAAAATTATAGGATTAGTTGTATTCCAAGTTAATGTGTGATTTGATGTATACTTAATACCTGGTATAATTCTACTTTCTTCAATTGTTTTAAAATTATTAACTTCAAACGTAAACCCTTCTTGTTTTACTTTGAAACCTTTTTGAATCTCTATATAATTTTCTTCTGAGCATTCATCTCTCCAATTATAAACAAAATCGATCTGATATTGGTTAGATGATAGTGGCGTTATTGTAATATTGCCAAACGGTCTAATTCTATAATCGCCATATTGTTGCTCATTAACAAATGATATAGTATTAGTAATACTAGGATCAAAGTTAACTGTAGTTGTTTGTGTTGATCCTGAAGAAACAATATTTTCTTTCGGTAGACATATAGATTCCCATAATGGTTGTCCGTTAAAACTAACAGACATATTATCTGATAGTTCACCAGTCCAAATAGCACTAAGACCTTTGTTCCAGCCAGCGCCGGTATAATTTTCTATAGGAATAACCGGAGTATAAAGAAGTTCTAAAGTTTTGTTCATGTTAGTATTTATTTGAAGTGCAACCGTTTCTGTTGCTAGGCCGGTTGCCCACCCCGAGTGATTATGCCGCTAGGGCGTAATCCTCAGATGCAAAGTTATCGTTTGCGTTTAGTTTTTTTGCTTGATTTACGGTCATCGCCTACCGGTAACTCCACGTTCTCTCTTACACCTGTCGATCCTAGTTCACCCCCATCATAAGCACTCTGTTTAGTTCTTTACGATCCACCCTCGTCAGGTTGGGATAGAGTGCTTATGGTGGAGGTGCGGGGTACCGCCCCCCGGTCCAGATTGTCGTTGATTGGCTTCAACGTTACAATGCTATTTAAGCATCTATTTTGGATTTTGTCAAGTTAAATTTTTAATTTATTAAGAGTACCGCCAAGATTTCCTCTTGGAAATACATTGAATGCTAGACTATAGCGAATTTTCTTGGATTTATTTTCTTCTACCTGGTGATACAGCATTGAAGGAAACATAATTAAATCATTCTTTTTTGGAATATAGTTCCACCATTGAGTATTAAAGATATTTAATTTTTTGCTATCGTAGTCTGTTTGAATATTAACCACGTCTGGCCATAGGTTAATATGTCCCTTATCTTTTAAAAATGATATAGCACCAGACACATCGTCTACATCAATATAATATACTCCACTTATCAAACTGTTTGAATGATTGTGTAAGCCTGCTGAATCATTTTCGTTGTGCTTGTTGATCCAACTATTTTGTATTTCAAAATTAACTTCCGGATCACAATTTAATACTTCATATAAAAACTGCTCAATATGATTTTGTATTTTTTGTTTTAAAGGAGCAAATTCTTCTCTGTCTAGCACAAACTTATCAACAGTGTAATGACCGTCTTCTGATGGCATTCTTTCGAATTCTAAACTGTTAACAGAATTACGAATGTTGTTTTCTAAAGATCCTAACGAAGCAGAATATAACGGGATAGGGAATAACGGTGTAACAGTATGTTCCATCATAGTGTTAGCTCGCTATTTCCTGACTCGCCAAATACTCCTCTTGGAAATACATTAAACGCTAGACTATAACGACTTTCGTTTGAAGTATTGCTTAGTACTGAGTGTGCTAGAATACTAGGGAACATAAGAAGTTCATTTGTTTTAGGTAGTATACCTACCGCTTCTGAGTTATAGTCTGTTTCTTTATCCCAATCAATACGCAGAGTGTCTCCCCACAAATTTTTATGATTCTTATCTTTATGGAATACAATAGCGCCACTGCTTGGATTTGTGTAAATGTAAAATACTCCACTAATCAAACTGTTACTGTGCCAATGATTAGCATGGTAGTCTCCATTCTTTGATCTGTTAACCCAACTTGTAGTAATTTCCCAAGTTAAATCACGCTGACAACCTAATACTTCGTAAGCAAAATAATCAACGTGTTGTTGTATTGCTTTTTTCAATCCCTTGTATTCAGGTCTGTCTAGCAAATGTCTTTCTGCTGTTTCAACGTGTGTCACGAAGCCTTCTGTTTTCTCCCACTCATTGTTTGTTAACTTTTGAAACATAAGAGGGTCAAGTGGAGAAAGTTCCGCTTTATACAAAGGAATTGAAAATAGTGGAATTATTTCATGTTTCATTTCAGCCACGCTACTCTTTTACCTTCTTTAATTCTACGAGCATGTTCTTCTAACGAACCTGGATATCTCCAAGCCCATATAGCGACTAACGCCATAAAGCCTCCGCTCCATAGTACTGCTTTAAGGTTGCCAGTAGCATGGTAAGTGATCAGCAATGTCGATGCCATTACTACGATCATTGCGTATTTTCCTTTTGTAGGAAATACACGTTTCTTGTTCCAGTTAGTTAGAAACTTACCGAACCAAGGATGGTTATATAGCCAGGCTTCCATTTTAGGTGAGCTTTTAGCAAATGCCCAAGCCGCGGCTACTAGAAATATTGAAAAAGGTATACCGGGTGTTACGAAGCCGATATATGCCATACCAACACAGAAAAATCCTATTCCCATGTAGATATATTTTTTGATTTTGTCCATTTAATCTCCTGCGCAAATAGTTTGACTATTGGACCCTGTTTGTATCGCCGCTCCGGTATTTGTTGTGTCTGTTGTTCTTGCTAGTTCTCTACCTTCGATCTTAATACTGTTACTACCTTGAACTACTACGCTACCTTTTGCTGTTGTAGCGCCTACAGTGGCAACATCATTATAGTTCGCTCTAACTGAAGTGTTTGGACTAGCAACAAGTACTGCGTCTGCTACATCTTCGTTTATAACTGCTAAATGTTTTGCCATAGTGTACTCCTAAATAAATTGAGGTCCTCTACACCAGCCGACTAAACTTTTCCTTATTCCGTCTTTTACTGGTGTAACCCTGTGCCAAGTGTAACTTGGAAATATCACAAGGTCGCCTTTCTTCATGCTAACAGTAGTTATTCTAAGTTCGTCACTGGGGCTTCCTAATTCGAATTGAAAATCACCACCTTTGTGATCGTCTGTTAGCAAAATTGTAAAACTCAATTTGCGTGTATCATCTTCATCAAAACGATTGTCAATGTGCCAATCATATTTTTGATCTATTGAATATTCTGTATATTGGAAAGGTTCACAGGTTGTTAGATTAAAATTCCAACCTGCTTGTATATTAGCATCTGTAACATAACCCCAAACTTTATTAAAGATTTGTTTACCCAAATCACTTTGGGCTGTTAGAAAACTTACATTACTAGCTCTAGTGTTTACTAGATCATGTGTATCAGTATTGGCTTTGTTTACAGCGATATTAGAATCAATAATGCTATCTGCTAGTTCTTTTAAAGGTTGCTTATCATATAACCAATATGGACAAGCTCTAATCATTATGCTTGTACAACTACAGCGTTACCGTTAGCCGTAAGTTTAGCATTTGTTACGCTATTGTTTGTCGTCTGCGAACCATCTGTAGTTTGCGGTACTTTTCCAGTAGCACTTGCCATCATATTTTGAGCTTTTGTTACTGAGTCAGCAATAAAATCAAATTTAAGTAACTGAGCTTTAGCAACATCGGTACCAAAGCTAAGAGCATCACTGATAGATTCACTGATAAAGCCAGTTGCTTTTGTTTGGGCACTTACTACCGAAGCGTTGCTTACGGCTTTTTTAATTGTGTCTTCAATGTCAGGTTGCGGAACTTCAACTTCTGGTAGATTAGATCTTTTAAGAGCAGACTGTGTCGCGGCCTGTTCAAAAGCAATTTTTTCACCATTCTGAGCAATCATTACAGATGCCGCCGCAGATAGTGTTGCTAGGTTAGCTGAAATATTTCCAGTTAAATCATCATGCTGTGCTGTTAATGAAGCATTAATAGTAGTTAAGTTATCAGCCGCTTGGGCCATATGTCCTGCGGTGTCATATTGTGCTAATGCTAGAGTATCTAATGAATAAGCAACTGTGCCTGGTACTGAGCTTGTGCCTACACCAAAAGCGGCTAAAAAATTAGTGTTGGCGGCGGTCAATTCGACATTGGTTTTGACAAGTTCTAATCTAAGATTGTCAATCGCAGTGGCGATGGCGACGAATTCGTCTGAGTAATTTATGCCAGTTAGTGTGCCACTTGTCTGGCCGGTTAGTGTACCTATTGTATAAGGTGAGCTCATGTATTAATCTCCTACTTTGTTACCATAGTAAGTCCGGTTGTTTGTTCTAGATATTGCTTACTAATACCATCTTCTGTTTTATGAACCAACATTGTTGTATTCTTATTTATTTGAATTTTTTGGTCCGGTGCTATACTTAGAACCCACGGCATCATGCCTAGGCCGCCGCCTTGTCCAGGAACAAGAGCAAATGGTTTTGTAACAGTTAAACGATCATCTGACTCGTCAACCAATTTAGCGATTATTTCTTCTCCGCTGGTAACTTTGATTGATACAATGTCGCCTTCTTTGTATGGTGTTGTTATTAACATATATTATCCTAGTGAATGTCCAGTACCGTTGTAACCTGTGTCATCAAGATACTTCATAAAAGTTTCATATCCACCTACTGCTTGGCTGTTAACTTTAATCTGTGGAAATGTTTTAGCACCCGGAAACTGTTCAAAAACTTCTTCACGTTCGAAGTCTTTTCCAAGTTCTTTATAAGTGTATTTGAAACCTCTGTTTTCGCACACTGCTTTTGCTTTTTGACATGATGGGCAAAAAGGCTTGCCCCAAATTTCTATACTCATAGTTTAAATCCTTTAAATGTGTCCTCGGAGATATCTTGCTTCACTCCACCAATTAAGTAAGATTCAACTTCTGTTTCTTGTGGAGCAACTTGAAGTCCAGCACTAGATAACCAATGCTGTGTCCAAGGTAGTGGGTTAGTGTTTAGTGGACGATCATAAATTGTTTTCATACCAAGAGCTTTAAGTCTTTTGTTGGCAATAAACTCAACATACGCATGAAGTAGGTTAGTGTTAAGACCAATCATTGATCCGTCTTTGAACAAGTAGTCTGCCCAACGCTTTTCTTCTTCTACACACTCACGCCACATATCATACATTTCTTCTTCACACTCTTTAGCAATCTTGACAAAGTCTGGATCATCGTTACCTTTAGCCCAATGCTTAAGAATGTGTGTTGACAAATTCAAGTGTGTTGCTTCATCTCGAGCAATTAGTGAAATAATCTTAGCAGATCCTTCCATTAGTTTAAGTTCACCGAACGCAAACGTACAAGCAAACGAAACATAAAAGCGTAAGCCTTCAAGAATGTTTACAGTCATCATTGCTTTGTACAATGCTTTTTTCACATCGTAAATTGTGCCTTTACCTTTGTGAAAATGTGCGTCAGCAATTTCGTTAAACGCATCGTAATTTTTAGTTACACTTACAGCACGTTCAATAATTTTTTCATCATCTAGGATAGTATCAAATACTTCTGCCGGATCTGGATATACATTTTTTACAATGTGTGTATATGAACGACTGTGAATAGTTTCAAAAAAGTCCCAGGCCACAATACAACTTTCTAGCTCTGGATTAGAACAGTAAGGCAAAAAGCTCAAACAAGGTCCGCGACCTTGTACACTATCCAACAGTGTTTGATATTTTAGATTACTTGTGAAAATATGTTTTTGTTCTGGACGAAAGTCTGCGTAATCGCCTCTGTCCTTTTGTAGACTAACTTCTTCTGGACGCCAGAAATAACTTAACATTGTTTGATTAAGTTTATCATACTCTGGATATTTGAAAACGTCATATCTCTGTGTGTTTTGATCCGCTCCAAAGAACATATACTCTTTAGTGAAATCTACCTTATCTCTGTTGAATACTGTTTTACTCATTCGCTTATTTTTACCTTCTTTCTTGCTCATAAATCCTTAAATGGCACAAGCATCACAATGCTCGTCATCTTGTGTTTCAGTGTTTGGTGAATGTCCATTGACACCATTCACATGGCCATTCATACCATTTAGTTTAACATCTTCTTGTGCTGTGTCAACTGCCTTATCTTCCAAATCATCTTCAGCACCCTTAAAGTCGTATGTGTTTTGATAGTAACTTGTTTTCCAACCCATCTTGTAAGTTGTCAACATGTCCTTCATCATAACACTCATAGGTACTTCATTGTTTTCGTACTGTAGAGGATTGTATGACCAGTTACCACTAATGGCTTGATCAAAGAACTTTTGCATTACAGCCACAATATTAATGTAACCTTCGTTGCTTTCCATATCCCATAATAGGGTATAGAAGTTCTTTAGTTGCTGATAGCCTGGAACAATCTGTTTAAGAGGCCCTTTCTTTGACTTCTTAACGGACAAGTATCCTCTAGGTGGCTCAATTCCGTTTGTTGCGTTTGACACAACGGAACTACTCTCCGATGGCATCTGTGCGGACAATGTGCTGTGGCGTAAGCCGTGTTCTTTAATAGATTTTCTAAGACCAGTCCAATCATGATTTAATTTTTTACCAACTATACTATCAACATCTTCCTTGTATGTATCAATTGGAAGAATGCCGTCACTGTACTTAGTACGATTAAAGTATTCACAAGCACCACGTTCTTGAGCAAGTGTATTACTTGCCTTAAGTAGATAGTATTGGAAACTTTCAGTTAGGTCGTGGACAAGTTTCCAAGCCTCTTTATCGCTGTACTTCACATGATGTTTAGCTAGGTAATGAGCTAGACCTATGTAGCCAATACCTAATGAGCGTCGAGCTTTGGTAGATTTCTCTGCCGCCTTAACAGGATAACCTTGATACTCAATGATTTCCTCAAGAGCTCTAACGGCTAATTCGCATAGTTCTTCAAGTTCAGCATTTTCCTTATTAAGTGTTAGTCCACCAATATTGATAGCACTTAGGATACAAAGAGCAATTTCACCATCGTCATCATCAATATGCTGTATTGGTTTTGTAGGCAACGTGATTTCTTGACATAGGTTACTCATGTACACAGGATCTTTAAATGAACTGTGTGTATTACAGTGATCAACATTCATAATATAAATGCGACCTGTTTCTGCTCTTTCTTTTAGTAACGCACCAAAGAGGGTCTGTGCGTTAATTTTCTTTTTACGAATAGAAGTTTTTCTTTCTGCCGCTTCATATAGTTCTTTAAACTTATCTTGGTCGGCATAAAATGCTTCGTAAAGTCCAGGAACGTCATGTGGCGAGAAAAGAGTAATTTCTCCACCACTCAATAACCTTTCATACATTAATTTGTTTAATTGAATTGAATAGTCTAGTTTACGCACACGGTTGTCTTCTGTGCCTTTGTTGTTTTTAAGAACTAAAACATCTTCAATTTCATAATGCCATAATGGGAAATGTGTAGTAGCACTGCCGCCACGTACACCATTTTGTGTACAACTTCTTACTGTTGCTTCGTATACTTTTAGAAACGGAATAACACCTGTGTGTGCTACTTCTCCGCCTCTGATTTTTGAATTAATAGCTCGTACTCGTCCCGAGTTGATTCCAATTCCTGCCCTTTGAGCAATGTAATAACCGATTGCGCTATTAGAGCTAAAGATACTAGGAAGAGTATCGTCCACATCAACAAGAACACAACTGGCAAACTGACGAATAGGAGTACGCACTCCTGCCATGACAGGCGTTGGAATGTTGATTTTAAAAAGTGAGGTCGCGTCATAATATTTTTTCACGTAGTTTAAACGTGTCTCCTTTGGGTACTCAGCAAAGAGTGTTGCCGCAATCATCATATACATAAACTGCGGAGTTTCGAACATATCTCCGTTGCTTCTGTCTTGACACAAATACTTATCTACTACTTGACGTAAGCCAGCGTAAGTAAATTCTTCATTACGGTCATGCTTAATATATGTGTTTAGTTTTTTAATTTCTGTTTCAGAATACTTTTCACGGATAGAAGGATCATAAACACCACGTTTAATGTTAAGGTCAATAATTTCGGAAAGAGAAAGGTGATCATATTTACCGTACACTTGTTTATGTAATCCGTAAAGCAACAACCTTGCGGCCGCAAACTGATAATTTGGATTGTCTAAAGAAATCAAATCGTTAGCTGATCTAATAAGAATATTTTGAATTTCGTCTGTGCTCATGCCATCATAAAATTGTAGGTCGGCATTCATTTCAATCTGTGAAGCACTTACTCCCGATAATTCATTACATGCTTCTTCTACTACAAAGTGAATCTTATCAAGATTCAGTTTTTCTTTTCTTCCGTCTCTCTTAGTGATCAGAATCTCTTTAGTTTGGTTCATTTTTCTCTCTTTCCTTAATTGTTCCCCGTCAGTTGAGTATTTAATATCTTAAACAAATAATCGTCTACTTCTGACTGTTAATATTATCCCAAAGCAGTATAGCAGATGGGGGCATGTCGTCTACTGTAGTAACCGCACCGTGATGTAAGTTTAAAACGTGTTCGTTGTTAATTACGCTCATAAATCTAGGATCATCTCCCGGGACTACTGACATATATATTTCACATTTACACTCCTTAAAGCGAGCAGTTAAAGTTAAAGTATAACACATTCCGAGAGTAATAGCAAGAAGATCATAGCGGTTGTTGATTACCAATTTCCAAGGGTCAGGCCATGAATCCTTATAGAAAGGATCTAACACTTTAGAGTTGTATGGAGTTTTTGCCCAGAACTGAGCAACATCATCAAAAGGTGTTTTACTTGTTTCTAATGTGTCGCGGAATTCTCTCCACGTTCTTAGTCTATCTTCAGTTCTTAGATTAAACACCGTAACTAACAAAGTAAGAAATAGTATCTGGTGTTGATCCCGCATCAGGATTTACGTAATCTAATACCATAGTTTCACTTCCTGCTGTTGAGTCGCTCCTGTCTACTAATCTAACACTAAACGATAACGAAGTTACGTTTGAGTCCCCATTGTTAGTTGTAGTATATCTATCGGTGATAGTTGGGTTTTGTAAACTATCGCCGTTTGAAATTGTGATTTCGCCTTGTCTTGAACTGCCGTTTTGGAAATCAACAATATAATTTAAAGTTGTTTTTCTATTCAATGCTGAAAACATTGCTAAAGGTGTTGGTGAAAAGTTTACAAACAAGTTTTGTTTGATTTGATCATTAGTTGTTACCATAGCACCGTTAAGTACTTCAGGATAGTGTACTCTCTGATCTCCTGTAAGAACTTGTGAATAAGCTAGTTTTTGTCTGTCAAAACTATTATCAATTACAACATTGTTTCCGTATTCTCCAAACACAATAATACTTCTTTCTGGATCAGTTACTTGATTAATATCATTACCACAATTTATAATTTTGTTTTTGGTAAACTTAAATCCTTGTCCATAGTCTGCCTGTAAAACTGATCCTACAACTTCTTGGAATGTGTTATGATCAATATTCCAATTACATGATTGTCCAGACACACCATTTACTTCAATGCCATAATACAAATTATGAAATTCACTGTCATTAATTGTTACATCACAACTTAAAGGTTGTGTTTGTGTAAAGTTAAATGCTCTGTAGGCATTTTGAAATCTACAGTCTGTAAATTCTAAGCCACTTAACACAGTACCTGTATTACTTGTGTTGCTCATGAACACCATGGCATCTGTGACAGAAGCTGATGCTACATCGCTATTGGTTGATAATGGTCCTTCGAATGTAACCCTATTAAATTTACTGTCCGCCAATCCACTAATATTAAAATGTCCTGTAGTAAATCTAAATGTCATTCTATCGATAATAATGTTCTTTGGTCTGTCTAGTGATGTCCAGTTGTTTGGAACTGTTCCAGCACTTGATGTTACTGTGATGCTTGAACTGTTTACAAGTATAACTGTTCCTACTTGTGACTCACCTTCTAGCAGAGCAAAACTTGGAATAGTTAAAGTGTTGGCAATTAGATAATGTCCTGTAGGAATGAAAAGTTGTTTGCGGAATTCAGCATTAGAATTTCTAAATAGTTCATCTACAGCATTTTGAAATGCTTGAGTATCATCAGCAATACCGTCACCGATAGCGCCAAAGTCTTTAACATTAACACGATCATCTAGTTTTGCTTGTAGTGTTCTAAAGACGCTTTTTGTAATACTAGCATCGTCTCTAGCAAACTTATAACTTTCAATTAGGTTTAGTAGGTTGTCATGCTCAGTTAGTACCTTGCTGTTTCCTACAGCAGGAGCACCATCTTGTACGCTTCCATTACCTATGTACAATTCTTGCGTGTCAACTGCCCATGCTAGTTCACCACTTGATAATTGCGGAACGCCAGCTTCACCTTGCTTACGTCCTCTACGTACTTGAATCTTTGAGATTTGGACAACTGCCATCTAATTACTCCTGAATATTATAAACTTATTTATCTGGAGCAATGCTATAAGTTATAGTATTCTTCGAGCTTAGAAAGCCACATATCCTCGTATTTGTTCCAATTATCTGGAGTAAGATCAAATTGTTGGTATTCACACGCTCTACTACACATAAAGATGTGTCCTTCACGTATTTCAGTACCATATACTTCGTTGTGTGCTAGAGCATACGCCATAAGTTGTAGATAATAATCTTCTACCCACTCTTCTTTTTTAGGTTTATTGGTTTGCTTATAGTCCATTATACTAGGATTTCCTTTATACTCTCCCACAAGGTCTGTAGTACCTGAGTATAATCCTGGATAGTATAGACTCTGTTCCATGCTCCATATTTCATTTACATCTTTAAGAGCATTTTCAATAATGACTGTTGCCATTTTGTTTGCTTGAACGTGTACAGGATTATTGCCTGGTTGTCGTTGCTCACCTACAACAAAGCGTTCTAGATTAGCGTGCATTGCTGTACCTATACCTGCGGCTTCTGTGGTAATTTGTCGTGCTTTGTCTTCACCTACTCTTCGCTTCCATTCATTTAAATGGGTCATATCTTTTGTAGAACTAAGAATAGTAGTAACACTAGGAGTTTTCTCTCCATCTGGTGTTAGATAAACTCTCTTACGAGTTACAGGATCATTAATTTGTTTACATTCATGATATTTGATTTTTTCCACAAATGGTGGAGGTGCTAGTTGTTCAGTCATTATTTTTCCAATTAACTGTGCCTATATTCACAGTATTGTTATATTGTATATGAATTTATTGGATTTGTCAAGACTTAATGTTATTCATGGCTGCACTTGCGGCAGTTTTGTTTACATTGTCTTGTGCTTTTTCTGAATCTGTTTTGGCTTGTGGACTATCACTGTTTGGTGCTCCCGGAACATCTAGTTCAATACCGTCACTGTTATAGTCGTGTACCATTGATTGAATTAATTGACTGCTGTTATAGATAGCATCAAATGTTTCGTAGTCAATTGGGTCTCTACTTGTCTTTTGGAGAATTGAATTTATTCCCTGCCAATTAAATTTAGCAGGTTGTGATTTACTTCTGGCGCGGCCAATTAGTGTTTTAAAAATAACTGCTAACGCTTCAACGTTGCTTTGATCTATTTCGTAAATTCTCATTTTGCGCCTAACGTCTTTTTCATATCTTGAACACTTTTTTCAATCTCAGCCATTTTAGCAATATACTCTGCTTCTTTAGCACTATTGGCTTGTTGGATGGCTCCAAGCTCTTGTGCTACTGCGTCTATATCGCCTCCGTCTGATTGATTAGTTCTGCCACCTGTTGTTAGTTTATTTGTAACTGTTTTTATGGCTTGCTTTTTTAATTTGTCTTTACCTACCTGAGATAAAGAGCTTCCTGCTTGGTGAATAGTACCACCTACATTTTTAGCCACTTTGCCAACACCACGTGCGGCGGCACCAATACCTTTCATAGCAAGTCTGCCTGCTCCCATAGCACCTCTAGCCAGCATACCAACACCAGCTCTTGCGGCTGTACCTAGTGCTAAAGGAATAAGTGGAAGTATTTCGTCAAGTTGTTCTTCAGTAAGATCAGGATACTCTCTTCTAAGTTCTTCCCTTAGCTGAGCAAGTTCATCTTTACTGTATTCAACTTCATAGAGACGCATTTAGCCAGCCAATGTTCTTAGTAGTGAGTGTGAATGATCAACTGATTCACGCTGTGCTCTGCCTGCTTCTTCAGCGCCGCCAGTTGCTGGCTCAGCTGTAGCAAAGTCATCTGCTGGTGCTTCGTCATCCATTTCAGGCTCAGTATTCATTTCATCGTCACCTGCTGGTTCTGGCATGTCTGGAGTTTCACCTTCTGGTTCAGCACCTAACATATCTGTTGGGCTTTCTTCGCCAGTTAATGTTCTTACACCACTTGCTAGAGTTTCACGTGCTTGTTTTAAATTTTCTAATGCGCTTTCAATAGCAGGTGCCACTGTTGAAACAAATTGTTTACTTGCTTCTAGGCCCATTTCATCTCTAATGCTATCGCTTAGATCAAGCATTTGATCGTTTTCCATTGATGCTAGTTCTTCAATCCAACGGCCTACTTTATCAACCATTGTCTTTGCGGCAACAATCGCACTAGCCTGATCAGTTGCGCTTTCGTTTACTTGGGGTTCCATTTCTTCTCCTTGGGATTCTTCATTTGTTACAGGTTCATCAATACCTGGGTTAGTTTCTTCTCTTGCGACTAGTTCAGCATTTACAGCATCAAGCATCCATTGTGCTTTTGTATATGTTTCGTTTTCTACTGTTTCGTTGAACGTAGCACTTTGTTTAAAATTAAAAATTTGTGTTCTTAACTTATTGCGCATATCTTCTAGATCACCGGTTTCGTATGACTCTAGATTAAGTTTTGTTCCGAACACTTTTTCAACTGTTTCGTTGATCTTTTTCGAATCTGTTTTTCTAAAAATATCTGTTGTTTTCATGAAACTCTCCACCCAAGTAATTTATAATGTATTTATTACTTATAGCGTTAAACGTATCGCTTGAAACTTTGCGGATTCGTACTTATCTTTGGCATGTAACATCCTAGCCACATACAAATCCTCTTTAAAAGCATCTTTTTGTTTTTTAGCACGTATAAACTTGTCTTTAAACATGCCATAATCGCTTAACGCCGCACCAAACTTCTGATCTGCTTGGTAAATTTTATTTACTTTGTTTATATCTCTGTCTAATGCTATAAGATTAGCCATTTTAATAGCACACTTATTCAAATGTATTCCTTTGTAGAGTAAATCTTTATTTTGAGCAGTATAGAGATCCTTGTGAACTCCATTGCTGATCATAAGGACTTTACCAATCAGTATGCCCTCTTCTGTTTTTTGAGGAATAACAAAGTCATCTTTCGCAAGTGTCTTGTGTACATTACGAATTACTCTGTCTAATTTTTTTTGAATATCAGTCATTAAAAAAAGGGCCTTATAAATGTGCCCTTGTATTTAATATGCTAATATAATTGATAGGCTTAATTTGGCATTTTCATTAAAATTACAACCACTGTTGAAATCAAACCAGCTATTACTGTGCCGGTTGTAGTGATAATAACTTTGGATAAACTCTTTTGCCCGTGTACGATGTCGTTATGAATGTGTTCGACTTTTTCTTCAAGATTGGATAGGCGTGATTCTAGTTGGCTGTAACGCTCTGCGCATAAGTCAACGTGTGCTTCTAAATTTTCTCTTTCTAGTTTGGTTGTTTGGATACCAGCCATTTATTATAAACTCCCGTTATCGCTCCGATAACAAACTTATGGTTAATAAAGTAAACTCTTAGTTGGCCTTTATTGTTGCCTGGTATTGCCTTTTGATACTAGTATTTATCAAACTAGTCGGTAATTGTTACCTTTGTGTTTGGATTTTTGCCCTTTGTTTTGAACACAGGGTGTTCAAATTCTACATTACTATTTAGTCCAGATACTATAGGAACACCGTTTAAATCATCCAATAAATGTCCTACTGGATCGGCGTCCTTTAAGAACACATCTTCTCTATCTGTAGCAAATTCATAACGCCACCATTTGGTTCCGTCCTCTTCAACTATCTTAGGATCACCATTATCTACAATAATACCTCGAAGCTCAATTGCTTGACGAAGTGTATTAAAGTTTGCCTGTTGCCCTTGTTTAGTCATATCGGGATCGTCCCTTAAAGGGTTTGCTTTAGTAATGTCAACTTGTGTTTGAATAACATATTTCATAATCTGCTATTATTTAAGCAGATAAAAAAAGAGCGGAAAATTTCTCTTCCGCTCTTTATTGTGCCTAAACACGGTTCCTAAGGTAGTTAGGAATTATTATACTAGGTCGTCACCAGTTAGTGTCAATCCAGTAATTGTTACTGAAGTGTCAGCGCCGATTGCAGCTAGAATTGCAGCTTCCATTGAGCTGTAAGATGCAGCAACAACACCGTCGTTGTCTGTGTTGTCGTTGATAGCAACAACAAACTCAGTAGCTGAAGGTGTACCTACAATGTAAACTTCTGCGAAGCCTTGTAGTGCGTTAACAGCAAGAGCCATTAGTGACTGTGAGTCAGTGTAAGCGCCTGCGCCAGCAAGGTCTTTCTTAGTAAAGTCAACTGCAGATGCGCTGTGAACAGCGGCAACTTCAATGAACTTTAGTTCAGGTGTTCCTAACTGAGCACCTACTTTGATTTTTTGATAATTTGGTGATACTACACCGAATGTATTAGCCATGATATTTTCTCCTTAATCATATACCCCTCTCCAGGGCTGTAATATCTAAGTATCCCATGATTCTTAGTACAAGTATTTATCATTTTGGAGAAAAAAGCGGTGTAAGGGCTTTATTTTAGTCAGATCTGAATGGCGTCCAACGGTCTCTAGGTACAAATTTTACTTTTTCACCAGTTTTAACATAACCTTCGCCGCCTGGTACACCTTTAGTGTGTGTTTTAATATCGCCTTCGGTTGCGTCAAGTTCTTTAATAACTTCGTCTTTGGCTTTCATTATTTCTCTAATAAGGAAAAACATTGAAGCAAATGCTTCTGGGTTTTGTTCGTTAAGAGCGGCAACTTTTTGCTGTTTAGGTTGTGATACCTTTCCGTTAGGAAGCCAGTCAAAAAAGTTTTTAGGATCAAGTTTGTCTAACTGTTTGTTCCTACTCATAGTGTTTATAAATCTATAAACCATATCTGGAACATCAGAAAGTCCTGGTTGTTTTTGTAAAATTTTAGCAATGGCACCTTGACTCTTTTTTGCTTCTGCGGCAATCTTGTTAAGGTTTTCAGCACCAACCGCAGGCCTGTGAGTTACATAGGTTTGTCCAACAACAAAAACTTCTGGATTACCTTTAAACATGTCAACGTCTTTAATTGGTTCGCCTACTTTATCGCCAAAGTGTGTATACAGTGAGTGTACTGCTACACCAACTTTACTTTGTTTAATGCTTTCTCCAATTTCACTATCTGGATTTACATTGTAGGTAACTTGATTAGGAGTAAAACTTATTCTACCATCTTCAATACCTTTTGGCTTTCCTGGATGATACAATAGATCACCATAAACATATCCTACAAAACTATCAGGTGTTGCTTTCTCAAACATATCCCAAAGTCCTGCCATATCTTTAGCAAACTTTGGTCTCCATGTTTCGCCTTTGCCTCTACTTAGAATAAACTGTTCTAATTCGTCTGCGCTATTCGATTTGCCGTCTGATTTTGTCCAGTTGTTTTTACCAACTAGATGAAAGGAACCGTCTTCATCACGTCCCCAGTATACAGTAGGATTGCCGTCCCATTTAACAGCAACATCTTTAGCACCTGATGCTACATTCTTTAAAATGTCAACTGCCTTAAGAGCTCCGCCTGGATCAGTAAACACAAGGTCCTCGAGATGATTAAACTCTCTACCAACTGCTTCTGTTAACACTGCTTCTGTTAAAAATTCAAATGCTCTCATTTCTTAAGTAACTTCTTTTGTCTATTTGTTTTGTCCACGTACTTAGCGTGTGGAACTTTTAAATTCTTTTTACCGTATACATCGCCTATAGTAAACTGTTGTCCTGGTTTATCAAAAGCACTGTATCTAATGTCAACAACTTCTTTTATCTTCATGACACTATATCAATGATTGAACGCATCCAACCAATGCTTCCTGGCTTGTAACTTTCAAACGCTTCTTTGGTTGGAAGTTCTAATCCTTGTTTGCCTAGTGTTTCTCTTGCCGCACTAACAAGTTCTTCATAGTTAGGAAGTTTTTTAATATAGTTAATAATCGAATCAACTGTTTTAATATCTTTGATTGTTGCTGTTTGACCTAACAGCTCTTTGGTAATAACATTCCAGTCGTTGGAAATAACTTCGTTGCTATCTGGATCAAGCAAACCAAACTTGGGTGAATATTTTAAGTTTTTTGCTCTAGCAATCGAACTTAATAGAATGTGTCTATGCTCTCCTTTCCAAGTACCGCCCGGGTCACCAATCATTGATCCTTGCTGATAGGAAGGATTATCTGTAAACATAAAGTCTGCCTGAACGTATCCATTCTTGCCGTCACCGTTTATCGGTGTACGAAAGTGTATTTGGTCGCCTGCTTTTTCGATCCAGCCATCTTTTTTCTTAGGTGCTGTTTTGTCGCCTGTTTTCTTCCTCATATCGCCAGCACTAACATTCATGATATCATCTTGTTCAATGCCTTGTGATTTACACCAAGCAACTAGTTTAGCAATAACTTGTTCTTTGCTTACCTCGTTTAGGTCTACACTTAGATCAAGGTCGCCTGAACTGTTCAGCTCAAATGTACCATCTGGATTTTCTTTTCTTCCTGTGCTACCTAACCATTTTTTAGGTTTGCCGTCATCGGCTTTTTCTTCTGTAAAATCTAGTCCTGTAATCTTTTCTAGAAAGTTAACAGTAGATTCTACATCACCAGTTGCGATACGCTGTGTTAGGTGCTCCCCTTTAGCATCTTTAAAAATGTTATTGCTCATTATTCTTTTTCGCCTTGCGCTTTGCTTCTGTAATTTTTCTTACACCTCTAGTAAACTTTGTACTATCAGCGCCTTTAATAGCATTAATCAGTCTGCGTTGGAGCTCATCAGCTTCGGCTGGAGTATAATGTTTATTGATTGATTCAATAAGATTAATAGCACTGTCAATGATATTAACAGCTCTACTTTCGATCAAAGCCTCAGTGTTTCTATTTGCGGCAATGTCATTAAGTTCTTGTAATATTGATCTAGTTTTAATTTTCATGATTCCAACGCCTTTTTACTATTTAACCTTTTCGCAACATTTATTATACATTCTTTAAAACAATATTTCAACCTTTATATTTATAGGGTGCGCTGTTTTAGCACACTCGTCTGAGTAATAAGATTACAAAAATTCGATTCATGCTAAAACAGCATAACAGCCTTGCGTAAAAAATGCTTGAATTTTTTTCTACTTTATAATATACTAATATAAATAAAGGTGTTACAGCGCAGGATTGTTCAACTGATCCTCAAAAGTGACACACATACAGACACTGGGAAAGACCAGGGCGTAATCCACGCCTCACAAGTGATTGACGACTGCCAAAGGCAGTTGCACCGCCGGGGAAGTTCCGGGGTATTGCTTTCCTTAAGCATCCATACATCATAGGAGAACAGTATGACACACTTTATAAGTGGTCTGATGTCATGGATGAATAGCGGCATGTCGACTCGACACCGCAACGATCTATTGACTTGGGCCAGAACTGAGTACAAGAAAGATTGGCAATATGCTTATCGTTTTATGTTAGATAACAACGGTAGAGCACCAAACCATCGAGAACTAAACGGTCCTGTTTACCGTAAGGAGGTCGCTTAAATGCTACGCTTCCTTAAAAAACTATTCACCTATTCGCAACGTAACTGGGACGAAGACTATCTGTCTAAGTCTGTTGATCATGTTGACCTTGAACGTCGTATCAGGGAACTTGATAGGCGCCAGGTCGTTACCGGACCGTTCGGGTACAAAAGAACTTAACATATACACACAGAGGAGATTATAAAATGTTAATTTGGGAAAGACTAAAAAACGCTTGTGTATCAGCAGGCTATGCTAGAGCGGCAAGTCAACTTGCTTCACAAGGCTTATACAACGAAGCAAAAAAATTAATGCTTAATGGTTGTAAAGAAACTATTGAAAAGAAACGTGCTATTCAAAGACTTGAAAGAGTTAAGAAAGCAAAGCGTGATTACGAACCAGGAGACCATTACTTTCGTGGTAAGAGTGTAGCGTTCTGGAAAGGACACGCAGATGCTTAAGAACTTTTTTGACGTAGCAGTACCTGTAACAGTTATATTCGGAGTACTTGTAGGGTACTTCGCAATAGTAGCGGCATTCTGGGGAGGTATGATCTAATGAATAGTATTTGTAATTGGTGGCCTGTAACTGATGAAGAAGCAGACTATCTTTCTAATCCAAAGCCACAAAAGAAATAATTGGTAAATAAAAATCACTAATGGATAACACTGTTGTTGACTATTATAAATAACAGTGTTACATTAGTAACAGTTGTTAGAAGTTCTAACAACTTCAGACACAAACACATACACATAGGAGAAATGAATGATGTCTAAAGCATTTAAAGAAGGTATCGAACGTGGTGCCGAACAAGTAACCCAAGCAATCAAAGAAACTTTACCAAAGGTACAGTTCAATAAAAACGGATATGAAATCCGTACTCAAGTATTGGACATGGCAAAAGCATATACAGAATTTTCTTATTCATCTAAATGGATGGGTTTTGAAAACACTGTTGAACGTGATCCAAAGACTGGTCAAATTGTGAACAAGGTAGAAATGCCAGAAGTTCCAGGTGTCGACCAAGTACTTGAAACTGCTGAGAAGTTCTACAACTTCATCAATAACAATAGTAAGTAAATTATTAAAGTTCCCGAAAGGGATGAAGACATAGATAGAGCCCATAGGGAAAAAATAATAATAATGAAAGGGTTGGCAGTTTTACTGTCAACCTTTTCTTATATCTGCTCTATGGTGATATTATTTTCCAACCATTTTTCAAAATAAGATCTATCTACCTTATAATTTTTTATAGTAAAATGTTTTGAATTAAATTCAATTTTAACATCACTGGTATGAAGTTTTTGAATAGCATCAGTATTTGATTGCTGTACTTCTTGTTTCTCAAACAAACAACAATTATATTCTTTAACGTTATATGCTTTCATTATGTTATATCTATCTTGTCCTGGATGTACTATAAACGCTCCGTTGATATTTGTAACAATTAGTGGGTTTTTCCACACGTTGTTGATTCTCCAATCATGTGACAGTTGGCATAATTTTGTTATTCTAACAAAGAAAGGTTGATCCTTATTGTTTAGATATTCTTGCTTAATTAGATCTTTGTTTTCTTCAAATATCTTAAAGTTTGGAGAGCAACACCAATCGTATAAAATTTTACCGAACGTAGTTCCGTAATGCTTGACAATCCAGTCTTCAGATGGTCCTTTAGGATAAGGTGATATTAGATCTAGATCGAATAGCTCGAACTTCATTTGCTTCTTAGTTTAGCCATTGCGGCATCTCTAAGAGTAACTCTATTTGGTTGTGCTACCATTGTACTAGGCTGTCCTTCTATGTATGTAGACTTGAGCCATTGTTTTAAATTAAAATGAATACTTTCTTGAAAGTTTGGTTTTATTTCAAATTTATATCTTTGAGACTCTTCCACATAATAATGTTCGAACTCAGTATCTTCTGTAAACAGTGTTTTTAGTTTCGGTTTAAAATCAGAACTGAACTCTATATTTGATAGCCATAGAAACTCGTGTTCCTTTACTCCAAAGTTTCTCATAACATGCCAACGATCAACTCCAACAGAGATAGCATAAGTTCCTATTCTTATGCTGTCTCTAATAACAATAGGATTTTTCCATTCTGCGTATCTTTTAAATTGATCTGTTAAAAATATTATTTTTTTAAGTCTATAGAAAAACAAATCTAAATGTGTTTTTTCTTTTGACTTTTGCTTTGAATGTTTTCTACTAAGCTCTTTTATAAAATCTTTATTTTTATCAAACACTACCGGATTACTTGTTTCACAATACTCATACATAAGAGGGGCAAGATCCTCACCATAAATTTTTAGAAGTTCTTCCCCTCTTACTCCTCTATCGTATGGAGTTGTTATATCAAGAGGTAGTGTAAGTTTTTTCATTACTTGTTTTCCATCAGTTTAACTGCGGTATCGTAGTCTTCCTTGCTAACAATGCCTTCACGTAGAAGTTTTTCTCTGTTAGCCATATGCTTCATTTGGATTTCTTCTTTGCTACCACCAAAGTAAGCAACAGCATGTCCTTCTTCTACAAGGATGTCTGTAACAGTTTTCATTTCACCATTGTAGTCTACTTTGAAATCTCCTAGGATACGTCCGAACTTGCCTTTCATATCCTCGCCTTTGCGATCCTCTGTGGTAATTAATTTGCCACCGTGCTTCATAAGTTCTTTCAGTCTTGCCTTTGCGGCTTCACCAAATAGATCTTCTACACGATCACTTGTTCTTGATTCTGGTGTGTCAATGCCCATGATACGAACACGCTCATCTGTTAGAGTTACGCCAAACCCTAGATCAATATCAACATCTACTGTGTCACCGTCAACTATTTTTAAAACTTTCACGTCATACTCATTCTGTGTCATACTTCGCTCCTATGTATGTATTATATGAGTATTTATTGAATTATAGTAGATCGGTAATCGGTGCTTCTGGATCGTTCTCAACAAGCAGGATATCAAAAGCGGCTGTGACTCTAGCATTGTTACTTCTAACTGTGGCTCTTACATCAATATCGCTTTTCTCTGGTATTGGTGGTGGAAAGGCAAAATCGTAATCATACTGTGATCCGCCACCAACTTCAAAAGTATGTCCAACACGGAAG